TTTCTTATAATTCTTTGATTATTTCTTCATTTATGTATTTTACCCATTCATCTATATGTTCAATAAAATTTTCAGATATAACATATGAGTTATTTTTTGATATTATTTGCATATCATGTTTTGTTCCTTGTAATTTGATTTTTCCTATACAATAACCAACACATTCAACAGCTAATGTTCCAGTTGCCATTCTAATTAAATTTATATGTTTATTAACTTTTTCAGGTAATTTTGCATAAAGAGTATTGAAAAATTCTTCTTCTAATTCATTTATTTCAAATGTTTTACTTGGTGGATTTACCATATATTTTATTGGATATTTCATATTTATCATCCTTTCATTTCACCTTGAACCAAGTCAAAGTGTTTATTTATAACAATTTTTTAAATTTGCGGTTCAAGGTTCAAGGTCATTTATATATTATTTATTTTTTATAAAAACATTAAAATTTAATAATTTTTTATTTTATAAAATTTTAAAATAAATTGATTTCACCTTGAACCATCTTGAACCCTGATTGGGGGAAATGTTTATTTTTTAATAATTTATATAGGTTCAAGGTTGAAAAGTTTACTTTGAACCATCTTGAACTATTCTTTTCTGTTTTTTCTAAAATCATAATAAATTACAGTGCCTTTACATCCCTTTTTTCCTGTACAATATATTTGGGAATAGATGTTAAATCAATTATATTTTCAATTGCTTTTTCTCTACCAACTGAATTTAATTGTGTAAAATAATCTAACATTTGAACGGAATCTTTCCCATATTGTAATTGGATTGCTTCAATAAGTTTTGTTTCATTACTTAACTTATTCATATGATTAAATTCTTCATCCCAACCCATAAGTTCGTAAGGGGTACAACCAATCAATCTGCAAATATTTAAAATAGTTTTACCCTTCATTTCTTTTACTTGACCTTTTTCCCATTTGGAAACAGCAGCACGATTGACACCAACCTTTTCACCAAATTGTTCTTGGGAAAGGTCATATTTTTTTCTATAATTGAAAATTATTTCAGCAGTTGTCATCTTTTTATCTCCTTTCGTATTTATTTATATCACTATTTTAGCATATTTATTCAATATTTGAAAGTTTTTTTGAAAAAATGTAAAATTTTTTTTCAAAAAGTATTGACAAAGAAAAAATTAAGGTATATTATATGTGTATCCTACAAGATACAAAATAAATTGAAAGAAGGTGAAACGATTGAAAAAAGTCATTTCAGCATGTATCTATCAGTTGATTCAGTTTGATAGTAAAGAAGAATATGAAGACTATATTGAAAAATTAAAAAAGAATAAACAAAAATATAAAGTAGAATCAATTGAAGAATTAAAAAATAAAAAAATAAAGGTAAAAATTATGAAGCAGTATAACAAAAACAAATTCATAGAAGGGGGGAACACCAATGAAGGTTAACTTGAATTTATTAAATTCTAAAATGGCATTATATGGTGATAATAACGAATCATTGGCAAGGGCATTAAATTTATCACAACAGAGATTATCAGCAAAAAGAAATAGCACAAATGGTGCAGAATTTACACAAAGCGAAATTCAAATTATAAAAGAAAGATATAATTTAACAGACAAGGAAGTAGTCGAAATTTTTTTAAGCTAAATGTATCTTAACAGATACAAAGAAACGAAAGAAAGAAGGTAATTAAAATGATATGTTTTATTAGTTTTATGATGTTATTAGGAACAGTTGGTGCATTGGAAACTGGTTCAATAGGAATGAAAGAAGCAATAATTAAATGTATAATCTTCATGATTATTTTTGGAATATCAAGTATTAGATATTGGAATCATGAAGATAAAATGAAATTAAGAAGAAAAATAGAAAAATTTTTTAGACTAAATGTATCTTAACGGATACAAGGAAAGGCGGTGACTAATAAATTGAGTTTTGGAAGTAATATGAAGCGACAAAGAATTGCAATAGAAATGTCACAAAGCGAATTAGCATTGGCAATTGGGAAAAATAAATCTTCTGTTAGTCAATACGAATCAGGAAAAAACATTCCATCAAAACCAGTTAAAGAAAAAATTGCAGAAGTTTTGAAATGTACAGTTGAATATCTTGAAACAGAAGATGAAAAAGATGTTTCTATAAAACCAGGAAGTCACAATGTTCCAGTTTGGAAAGCTGCATTATTACTTGAAAAATCTGAACAATTTATTAGAACATCACTTCAAATGGGAACAGCACCTTTTGGATTTGCTTCAAAGAAAAAAGGTAAATGGTCATATCACATAAGTCCAAAAAGATTAAAAGAATACATTGGTGATTTTGAATAGGGGGATATAAATGGAATTATACAAACATCAAAATTTGGCATTAGACTTAACAACTGATTTTAACAGGGTTGCATATTATCTTGACATGGGGCTTGGAAAAACCTTTGTTGGTTCAGAAAAAATGAAAGAACTTGGAAGTCAATTGAATGTTCTAGTATGTCAAAAATCGAAAATACAAGATTGGATGGAACATTTGGGAAAATATTATCCATTTTACTTTACAGTTATTGATGGAACAAAGGAAAAAGTACCATACATTTTAAAAGCAATTGAAGTGAATGTTTGTCCAACTGTGATTGTAATTAATTATGATTTGCTATTTAGAAGGTCATATTTTCAAAATTTAGAACACTTTACACTATTACTTGATGAAAGTTCCATTATACAAAATTCAAAGGCTGAAAGAACGAAATTTATTCTAAAAATGAAACCTGATAATGTAATACTACTTTCAGGAACACCATCATCAGGAAAATATGAAAATTTGTGGTCACAAATACATTTGTTAGGTTGGAATATTTCAGAACAATTATATAACAAGCAATATGTAAATTGGCGAAAACAAAATTTGGGTGGTACACCATTTTGGTATGTAGATAAGAAAGAACCCTATAAAAATGTTGATAGGTTAAAACAAAAATTAAGGGAACATGGTGCAGTATTTATGAAGACAGAAGAATGTTTTGATTTACCTGGTCAAATAGAAGTTCCAATTAAAATTAATAAAACATATGAATATGAAAAATTTCAAAAAGATTGTGTGTTAACACTAGACACTAGAAACCTTGTAGAATTTCATGACCATTCAGATTTTGAAGGTGAAGATGTTACACCAAGAATTGAATTAGTTGGTGATACATCACTTACTAAAAGATTATATTTAAGACAATTATGTGGTCAATATAACAAAGAAAAGCTACGAGCATTTAAAGAATTACTTGAATCGACAAATGATAGATTGATTGTTTTTTACAATTTTAATGAAGAATTCAGAAGATTAAAGAATATTGTTGAAAATTGTAAAAAACCACTTTCAGTAATAAATGGTGAAACAAAGGATTTGGAAGCATATGAAAATGAAGATAATTCAGTAACACTTGTACAATATCAAGCTGGTGCAATGGGGTTAAATCTTCAAAAAGCAAATAAAATTGTTTATTTCACATTAACAGATAAATCAGAATTATTTGAACAAAGCAAAAAAAGAATACACAGAATTGGACAAAGTCAAACATGTTTTTATTACTTAATGATGTGTAGAAACAGCATTGAAGAAGCAGTATATGAAACATTACAAAAAAGAAAAGACTTTAATGATGAGTTGTTCAAAAAATATGAAGAATCAGAAATGAAAGGTGGTGATGATTATGGGAACTAAATGCACACAAAAAGGTTGTCCACACGAATACGATTTTTGTTGTTATGAATGCGAAGAAAATAAACATTGTGAATCAAAATGTATTTTATTAAATCCAGTTGATTGTGGTCATTCTGTAATCGAAGGTGAAACAGATTTACAAGTATTTAAAAATACACATATAGAAATTATCAATACAATTGCACAATTAACAACAGCTAAAAAGCAAATTGAAGAACAAGAAAAGACAATGAAAGAAAAATTACTTGAAGCAATGGAAAAGTATGGTGTTACAAAATTTGATAATGAAATAATAAAAGTTACTTATTATGCACCTTCAACAACTTCTTCAATTGATAGTGCAAAATTAAAGAAAGAACAACCTGAAATCGCAAAGAAATATACAAAGATTTCTGACAAAAAATCTTATATAAAAATTGAAGTGAAAGCAGGTGATAAATAATGGCAACAGAAAAACAATTTGAAAATAAGGTTAAAAAATTTCTTGATGAACAAGGTTGTTGGTACATCAAATATTGGGGTGGTGCAGCATACACAAAAAGTGGAATTCCTGATTTACTTGTTTGTTGTAATGGTTACTTTTTAGGAATTGAACTTAAAGGTGAACATGGTAAACCATCAGAACTTCAACTTTGGAACATTGAAAAAATAAGAAAAGCACATGGAATTGGTTTTGTATTATACCCAAATCAATTTGAAGAATTCAAAAAATTCATTATGAAAATAAAAGAAAGACAAGCAGCAAAACATGTATTTTCTTATGAAGAACAATTCAATTTTGATAAGGGGGTGAAAAAATAATGCAAATATCACATTCAAGGGTGGAATGCTTTGAAGGATGTCCTTATAGATACAAATTAAGATACATTGATAAATACGAAGTTTTAAAACCTGACAATGCAGATAACCCATTATTTTTAGGAACTGCACTTCATACTGGAATTGAAAAAGATGTGAAAACTGCAATAGATGAATATTACAAAAATTTCACAGTAATCACAGATGAACATATAAATGAAGCAATGAAACTTGAATTTCAAATTCCAAGAGCAAAGGCACTTTTACCACAAGGTGAGTACGAAGTACAAATTCAAGATGAAGATTTTATCGGATTTATTGATTTGTTAGTACCAGTTAGTGGCGAAGAATTATTTGATGAAGTTGGTAATTCAGTGATTGAACCTACGGTTTATGACCTTTATGATTTTAAATATTCAAATAATGTTTATCATTATAAAGATTCACCACAATTACATTTATATAAATATTATTTTGAAAAAACACATCCTGGTAAAAAGATAAGAAACATGAAATTCATGCTTGTACCAAAAGTCAATATAAGACAAAAGAAAACAGAAGAATTAAGTGATTTCAGACAACGAATTCAAGATGAATTGCAAAAAACAGAAATTAAATTTTTAGAAATTGATTATAACCCTGAATACATAATTAACTTTTTAACTAACACAAAAAGAATGCTAGAAGAAACAGAATTTAAAAAAGAAGAAAGTTGGTTGTGTAATTGGTGTGAATATCAAGAATATTGTAAGAAAGGATATGATTATTTTATGAATTTACCTAAAAATGAAAGAAGAAATATTGAAAAAATAAGTAAAAAAACACTTTGGTTGTATGGTTCACCATTTAGTGGAAAAACAACATTTGCAAACAAATTTCCTGACCCATTAATGTTAAATACAGATGGAAATATAAAATTTGTTGATGCACCATTCATTCCAATTAAGGATGAAGTGAAAGTTACAGGAAGAATGACACAAAGAAAATTTGCTTGGGAAGTATTCAAAGAAGCAATTGCAGAATTAGAAAAGAAAGAAAATGATTTCAAAACAATAGTTGTTGACTTACTAGAAGATACATATGAATATTGCAGACTTTATATGTATGACCAAATGGGAATAACACATGAAAGTGATGATTCATTTAGAGCATGGGACAAGGTTAGAACTGAATTTTTATCAACATTAAAAAGACTTATGAATTTAGATTATGAAAACATAATTTTAATATCACATGAAGATGCATCAAAAGACATTACAAAAAAAGGTGGAGATAAAATCACAGCAATCAAACCAAATCTTCAAGAAAAAGCAGCAAACAAAGTCGCAGGTATGGTTGATATGGTTGCAAGAATTGTTGCAGATGATAACAAAAGAACTTTATCATTCAAATCAAATGAAGTTGTATTTGGTGGTGGAAGATTAACAACATCAGTAAATGAAATTGATTTGGAATATGACTTATTCTTAACAGTATATGAAGAAGCAAATAAATCAACAATAGCAAAAATGAAAGGTGAAGAAAAACCAAAAACAGCTACAACAAGAAGAAAAACAAAAGTTACTGATGAAGAAGTTGAAGAAAAAATGAACGAAATCACAATGGCGAATGGAACACCAACAACAATTGAAGATGCTTTGGCAATGCCAACAGAAAAAGAAGTAAGAAATCAATTGGAAGAAGAAAAAGAAAATGCAGAAGCGGTTGAAGAAACAACAGATGAAAAGAAAGAAGAAGCACCAAAGGCAACAAGAACAAGAAAAAGAAGGGGTGAATAATCATGGCAAAATCTGTTGAAGAAATAATTGCAGAAACAATATTTGAACATTTAGAAGGTAACAAACCGCCACAAAGAAATATTGATGACAAAATCAATGATATAGCAAAGAAAAATAAAAAATTATTTGATGCACATGTAAATGCAGGATTCACACAAGAACAAGCATTACAAGTAACAGTTGCATTCATAAATCATTAATAAAAGAAAGGTTAAAAATAAGGTGAAATAAAATGAGTGAAAAAAATATTTTTGATAAATGGGATAACGAAGTTGACACAGAAGGATTGGCAAAAGATGTTGCAGAAGCAGCAGAAAATAGAT